TTGACCACATTGGAACTCATAACCATCATTCCACTCGGTTGCGTTTTCTGGTGCTGAATCAACAATTTCCTTTGCGTATTTAAAGCCTTTATCCCTAATTAATTTTTCAGCTTTCATGTTGAATCCCCATTTCTGTACGTTAAAACATGCATTGCTAACTTGCGTTTAAGCTCTTTATTTTCCTGTTCAAGATCTTCGATTTTTTGGTCTTTCCAAAGCTCTTGCGGCAATGCTCTTTTGTTAATTGGTGTAATATCCGCGGTACAAATTTTCGGGGTAGTTAGTTGCTTGTGCAGTTCTTCTAACTCCACTTGTCTTGCCCACTCATTTAGTTTGTGAAGTTCTGGATTAAAGCGTTTCTCCATCTCTCCTTGTTGTTTCTCTAACCACTCAAGATCCATTGTTCACCCCGTAAGACTCAAAGAAGAACTTCACAGGTTTAGACTTAATTTCGATCAAACCAAAACGAAGTAGATGACGAGCATGTGTGCTATCTCGTAACAACTGAACATCCCGATAATGTGTGAGCATCTTCCGCCATCCTTCCAAAGGCATAGACGACTTGTTTGTATTGCAAGGAACACAAGCTGGATTCATGTTTTCCAAGGTGTCGTTTTGCGGTCTGGTCATTTCTCCAGTAACTAACTTGCCGCCACCCATATGAATTAAATCTCGTTTCACGGCTTCGATATGGTCTGCATGCCACTTATCGCCAAGCAACTCACCACAGTAAGCACAATGTCCACCAAACTTTTGTTTTAACTCTGCACGCTGTTGTTTTGTTAGTTTCATTAGAAGTCACCCCCGCTAAGAATCCCATCCATTCCACCATCAGCGGCCACAAGGTCTTGTTGGGGAGATCCACTCGCACTATGTGAATCTCCAAGCATCAGTAAAATCCCGTCATTAGCACTGTAGTAATTTGCATCTGGAAAGCTTTTACGAATATCCTTCATGAGATTTTCCAATCCTTTGGTTAACGTCTTAAAGCGCTTTTCAAAGTTAGGGTTAGCTTCGTTCAGTAAGTCATTAGCATTAACATCACCACCAGCGATTTCGTTCAATACATCTTCTTCTGTCATATATATTTTCATACTGCCTCCTCCATTGCGTGGTAATACTGCGGATCCAAATCAAGAAAAGTTGATCTAGCCAAGTCGGTAGCTAATCGCACGGTCCCAACCGTTCCATTACGAGCCTTACCTACGATGATTTCCGCAATACCAGCGTCTTTACTTTCTTTGTTGTAAACCTCATCTCGATAAATAAATAAAATCACATCCGCATCTTGCTCAATCTGTCCTGAGTCACGAAGATCTGACATGATTGGGCGTTTGTTTGGTCTATTTTCGAGTGAGCGGTTTAATTGCGATAAAGCAACAACTGGGCAATTAAAATCTTTTGCAAGTTTCTTGAGGCCACGAGAAATATCACCCATCTCCTGAGTGGGGTTTCCTGTGCGCTGAGGCGGTGTCATGATTTGAAGGTAGTCAACCATTATCAAACCCACTTTCCCGTACTTACGGACCATTTTGCGCGCTTCTCGGCGTATGTCGCTTAGGCTTGGTGCGCTTTGGTCGTTAATTTCGATTTTTGTGTTACCAATAATCGTCATTGCACGGTGAATTAAACCTGCATCCTCAGACTGAAAGCGGCCAGAGCGAATTTTCTTAAGTTCAATTTGACCTATGCCAGAAATGAGGCGTTCCATGATCTGCTCTTTGTTCATCTCGCCAGACATAAACAGAGCTGGTTCACCTTGATTCACTGAAACATCGCTCAAGATGTTTTGCGCCAGTGTTGTTTTACCCATTGAAGGACGAGCGCCAATAATCACCAAGTCAGTTTGATCGATACAATCAAGCTTGTTATCTAACTCAAAGAAACCAGTTTTAATGCCGCGCTTAACCTCGACACCAGCGTGGATCTTTTCATGCTTATCAAGAATGTTTGCCAAGACCTGTTTTGATAGATCGCCTGCAGACATGGTTTTGTTTTCATGCGAATTACCATCAAGGCTAGATACCAACGTCTGAACTCGGTCTAAAGCTGCCTCAGCGCTATAGCTAACCGTATCAACCGCAACCACACCGATGTTTTTTGATAACTCTTGGATCTTACGGCGAGTAGAGAAATCTTTAAGTTTTTTAACCAAGCTGCCAAGCATTGTGTAAACAACTGCGCCAGACATTAGCTCAATCATGTATTGCTCAGGTACAGTCTTAACTTCAAGCGTATGAGAGCGAATTAATTCCCAGATTAAAATCTCGTTATGACCTTCGCCTTTTTCGTGCTGCTCCTTGATGTGTTTAAAAATGATTTGGTGACGGTCTGAATAGAAATCAGAAACCTCAAGTGAATCGATATACTCACCAGCGCCTTGTTCAACCGTTAGCAATGTAACAAGCACTGATTGCTCAACCGGGATAGAAAATAAATCGATCATGCGTTCATCCCCTTAAAGCGTTTTGGCATTGTTGGGATGTGACGGCGTTGTGGATTTGCGTATTCAGGTGTTTCTGCTGAATGTGGTTGTTGCTCAACCAAACCAGCAGCTTTCAACCAGAAATCATTTTCCCAATGTTTTTTGTTCTACCATGCCGAAGGTGCTGGGATATATTCACCATCGTTTTTGATCCACTGAGAATCCAACTTGAATGCATTCAAAATTGCGATGAGTTTTTCAAGTGAAATTACACGAGTGTATTTTTCAAAAGTTTTAAAGGTTCCAGATTTATCTGATTTACGTTTGCAAGTCGGATATGCATTCCAGAAAATTTCAAATTCTTCTGAAAAATTCCCCTTTGTTTTTGTATTTGTTTTTATATTGTTATTGTGTGTCGAATTTTTAGATAGCAACTTATCTAAATTTTCGACACCAGACCCCATTTCGCTATCTAATTTTTCGCTACCAGAGCCGTTTTCACTATCTAAAATTTCGCTATCTAATTTTTCGCTATCTAAAAAATCGACAGCAATAATACTGTCAGTTAGGGTGTATTCTGACGCACGATTTTTAGACGATTTCTTAGCAATTACACCCAATTCTTCAAGCGTATTTAGACCCTTTAAAACAGTATCTTTGTTATACCCAGTTTGCTCAACAAATTGAGAGATACTCATTGAATCGGTTGTTTTATTCCAGCCGCGCGTATTACGCACAATAAGCACATAACATGGCAAAGCCGAACCTTTCATTTTCTTCATGTAACCCTTGTCAATTAAGTCGTTAGGGATCATGAAAGCATTAGAGATAAAATTAGCCATGCTTCTTCTCCAGTATCGCTAATGCGCCAAAAAGAACGCTGCTAATGTGTGTTTGCTGAACGTATGCACGACATACTGCGCACTTGTGCGGATCTACACAGGTGTGTGAATGGTTCTTAAGCTCAAGGTGGTTTATGGCTTGGTTCACGCTATACCCTCCACTTTTGGAAGGCGTATAAAACGGCGTGTTTCGAGTTGCTTGACAATTCTCTTGCCTACAATCTCTTCGCCAATGAAATACGTCTGAGTTACTCTTGAATGTTTTTTTTTCAAGCACAAGTGTTAATTTCTCACCTGCAACAAGGCGATCTTTAATGTCTTTTGCTCTGCCTGAAAGCTTTTTGTTGTTGATGTAAAACTCCTCTTGAGCATCACGGCAACGAATCATTTGCGAGAGCGGCATAGCTGCCAATTCAACCGCAGTATAAATACGCACTGGTGCAATAAGCTCCACATCAAATGCGATCGGATATTTTGGATCCTCGCCTTTGATCTGCACTCTTGTAGCTCTACTTGTCATTACTCACCGCCTTAGGAGCAACATAACCCCCAAACTCACGGATATGACCAGATTTAGACAAACTGGTGACTATTTGAGAGGCCATGAAATGGCTTATACGTAATCGGCGCATTAAAGATTGGCGCAACTCTTCTTTCGTAATAGCAGCGTTATTCTCATCGTAGCCTTTACTTTTAAGGTTAGATTTCTTAACAGCCATCAACTCGTTAACAACCGCCATTGCTGGCTCATAAAACGATTGGACTTGGCTTGTTTGCTTAAAATCTGCTTGAGATTGAAATTGTGTGCTCATGAAACTTCCCCTATTGCTTGATGTGCGCGATTGAGGTGCTTTAATTCGTCATGAGGAATAACTTGGCACTTTGCAGAAATGTGATTAGCAAGATGGCGGTCATCGCCAAGATCTTCACCAATCAAACAAGTTCGGCACTGTTCCCCATTGAATTGAGAGCATTTGTTTTCACAAGGGTGTTGTGATAAATTAGTTTTCATATTCATTGACCTCGAAAATTAATGAATTGACAAAAGCTTGATTTCGCCGATCAAGCTTTTTCTTTTTGTGATTTGGAAATGTAATTTGAAGCTGCTGCCTTAAGAGCTTGTCGAAGTTGATGAATGTGATTCTCCATTTCTTCTAAAATCGCTTCCGTGTCTGCCAATTCCGCTGGCGTTACCACCCCATCTTCTAAAACATTGTGAACTTGCTGATTGGCTTGGCCGTTGTTGATATTGATATGCAGCAAAGTCTCAACAATGCTTACCTCATGCGCTTTTTCATCAGCTTGATTAGCTGGCACCAGAACAAAGCCAAGCATATGTGCCCATGCCTTAACTAAAGCCGGGTTGCGTGTAAACTGAATCATTGCCTCAAGCTTTTTAATGCTTGGTAAATGGGTTTCCATGTTTGGATTTGCGTAATTGAGTACGCTCTTGTATGAGTCACCAAGTACGTTTGCAATTTCTTGCGGCGTAATTCCCTGTGACTGGTGAACCATTTTGTAAATTGCCGTTTTAGCCTCTGGGCTTAAGTTGATTTCACTCATATGTGAATCCCTCTTTAAATTTCACGTATACGCACGTTTGTTAATTTGTGAGAATTAGCTCACGGATTGGTTTTGCTTCTTAAGGTTCTTGCGAACATATTCCCAGTTGATATCTGGTCGTAGTTGTTCTGCCTTAACTTGACCCTGAGTAATTTCCTCAATTTTTAAACAGCGATCTTCTGGAATTTTCTCAGGGTTCCATTTGCTAGCAGCCCAAGGTGTAACCCCTATTTTTCGAGCTAAAGCTGAGATGCTCCCTGCAAAAGTCACAGCATTGGTAAATGCTTCATGTGGAGTAGTCATAAATGACACCAAAAAACCTACTTAAAGTAGAAAGCAATATACTACCAAAAATAGAATTGGTGCAACTAAAAATTGATAGTAAAATTCTACCCACAGTAGAAAAGAAGCCTATTTTGATGGAAGACGCTAAATACAAAGACTTTGCGGACCGACTCAACGCATTGATGAAGGCAAAAGACTCTCCAATTAAAACTATCAATGAGTTAAAAAAGGCTATTGGTGTTTCTTATGAGATGGCTCGTAGGTATACACTCGGTACTGCTAAACCAAGAATTGAAAAGCTACAAACATTAGCTGATATTTTTGGAGTAGAAATCAGTTACTTAGACCATGGTACTAAGTTAGACAATAATATCGATTTATCAGATAAAGTTGGTTTCGAAGGGCGCAGGGTTCCAGTAATCTCTTGGGTTGCGGCTGGTTCATTTACACCGATTGAGACAGTTTTGAAAGATACGGAAATTGAAGAATATTTACCGCCAAATAGAAGATGCGGAAAAAATGGATATGCTTTAAAAGTAGTAGGATATTCTATGGCTCCAACCTTTCTACCGGGTGATAGAATATATGTGAATCCAGACATTCAAACATTTGATCTTAAAACAGATGATCTTGTAATTGTTGCTTGCGCTGGCGATTCAGAGGCGACTTTTAAAAAGCTTATCATTGAGGGTGAAGGAACTAGCAAATTCCTAGAACCTTTAAACTCTGATTGGCCCGATAAAATTATTAAACTTTCAGAAGATTGCCGTTTAGTTGGTAAGGTGGTTGGTCTATATAGAGATATTTACTAATATTCAGCCCCCAATCTTTGAAACCAAATATTAATCTTTTTCTTTTAGCCCACTTTTTGTGGGTTTTTTATTATTCAAAATCAAATATATTCAACTTTTAGTAGAAAATAATTACTACTTCATATTGACTTAATTTCTACTTAAAGTAGTATTTATCTCGTAGACAACAAAACGCCACGCACGGCGAACACTGCGCGGCATTTAATACGAGGTCAATATGAAAGTAAGAACAATAGAGAGTCAAACGACTCGCCCATGCTGCACTCAACCGCAGCCAGCAGATTTTCAGCATAGCTGGCGCGATCACTTTTGGCCGAACTTTAAACACACCATGCTTGTGTTTGCAATCATGTTTGCTGGTTATCTGTTTTTTGTTGGATTAGTTGCTTTGTATGCAATTGTGCGAGGTGGCTAATCATGTTTTACAAAACTAATAAACCAGAAGCTATTGAGGCACATGTTCAGTTTTTTAAAGAAAAAGCTGCTCTTCATGAGTCTGCAAGAAAATTTGCAGCAGAGTATGACGCAACCGAAGTTGTTTTACATAATCGCTGTCAAATCTTTTTTGCTGGCCTTCAATTAAAAACATCAAACAAAGTTAATTTGCATGTTTGGCGAAAGCCCGCTGTTCACTATTACAACATTAGCCATCTTCGTGTTAAGGCAACCAAGAAAGAACATAAAGCTGAATGGGAAAGAGAAAAAGAGCGATATGCAGAGTTGTTAAAAAAACACTTTCCAAATGGCGAAAAGGTTTCACTTGAGCCGTTTTTTAACTCACTAGGAATTTCCGCAGGCAGCCTAATTATGAGTGGTTTTGGTTGGTTTGTTCATGATGGATGGATGTATATCGATACCAGTCTGAAACTGGACCATTTAACTGAAATTTTGGGTTCTGAATATCTCGCTGCACAGCAAGCAAAAACAAAATCTGAAAAGGAGACTGTCTAATGGGATTAGCTAAATTTTCTGCAAAGCTCAACTACACCTCCGAATATGGTTGTGCATATCAAGAAACCTATAAACAGAGCCAAGACAATCCGGATGCCAAGAAAGTTTTTTTGGATTTGGTTGAACACTTAGCTTGGATGGGTGCAGTTGGTGGTCAAGCATCCGAAGTGGTTGAGGTTTTTAATCGCGGGCATAAACAAGGCTTAGAAAGGCGCAAAGAATTAGATAAGCAAGAGGGCGTTGAAAATGGATGAAGTGATTTTAAGAAAAATCAAACGTTGCTTTGAATTATCTAAAAGCTCAAACGAGCATGAAGCGGCGTTGGCAATCAAACAAATGCAAGCATTGATGCAAAAGCATGGTGTTAATGAAAAACACATTAAAGCAGCCGATGTTTGCGAAGTTTCTTATGAATTAAAAGTACAAAAACCTGCTCAATGGGTTTTGCTTCTTCATAGTGCTATTGGTCAGGCATTGGATTGCATGTCTGTAATATCTCACTGCAAGTATTTTAATTCTGACCTTGTGTTTATTGGTGTTGGGTCTGGGCCTGAAATTGCCAATTACGCCTTTGAGGTTTTGTTCAGAAAGTTAAAACAAAATCGTGCTGAGTATATAGAAAACAATCTATTTCGCTTTAAACGCGCAAATAAGACGAAATTGGCCGATGCGTATTGTTCCGGATGGGTTCAAAACGTTTATTCAAAAGTTAAAAACTTGAATCCTAATTTGGAAATCAAAGAACAAATTAAGGCTTACCAAGAAACGAAAATGGATAATTTTAATCCAGATGGAAAATTTACTGGTTTCCAGCGCTTTGATAGTGAAGACGGCCGCGCTTTATCAGCTATGTCAGATGGCTATATGGAGTCGAAAGATATAAATATTTTTGCGGCAACTGAGCATAAAGAATCACTGCAAATAGGTGAAAGAGCATGAAATTACTAGAAAAGAATGAAGCAAAACTTGCATGGGCAAACGGCGAACCGCTTCTTATAAACAATAACGGCTGGACAGACTTTCACCCTCTTGAGTGGAGCATTTCAGTATTTGATAAATATGAATTTGCCCTAAAACCTCGTGAAATTCAAATTGGTGAAATGCTGGTCCCTGAGCCTATTAGAGAAGCACCAAAGAAAGGAACTGTTTGCTTCTCCCCTTCTATTTTGACTGAAAAGGCTTACCAGCAGTTTAAATGGCGTGACTCTAAGCAAGATAAGTTGCTTCTTGAGCGTGGCATGGTCCATTTAGATGAGTTCAATGTAATTAAGCATGCGGTTGCTTTGGTTCGGATAAGCGGTGGTAGTTGCGTAATTAACTTGGATGCTCAGTCTGACGATTCAGTTATTGATGTGAGTACGGATATTCCAGATCCATCAGAAGTTGAGCTTGCTTTAGGTACGCTTTTTAAAGATGGTGATGCGCCAAAAGAACAATCTTTGGAATTAACTTCTGAATCAAATTATGAAGTTGAATTGAAAAGCTTGCTGGATGAACTGGAAAACACCACTTCACCGGGAAGCGCCAATGATTTAGTTAGTCGCACGCGTCACTGGAGCGAAGAACAACGCAAACCATTATTGGATGCGATTAATAAGCGCCTAACAACTTTTGCTCAGCCACAAGCCAAAGAACCACCATCACTAATGGTTCAAATACAAACGGCTCCAGACTTAGCAACCTTAGATATTCTTGAGGTTGATATAGGTGGCAAACCGCAAGAAATCCAAACGAAATTGATGGATTTTGTCAAAAAACGCCGATTTGAGTTGATGGAAGCTGCAAAAACAGCAAGCGAGGTTTCACATGCCGTTTGAATGGATTAATCAAAATTATGGTGTTAAGGCCGAGATCGGACTGCGTGTAAACGTTGATGGCAAGCCGGGGATTATTGCGAAGGATTGCGGGAATTATTTAGGCGTCAATTTTGATGAGGATAAACCCGGAGTTATCCGCAATTGTCATCCAACTTGGAAGGTTGAATATCTTGGAATGGGAAAAATTCGACAAATGACCGCAGGTCAGAAACGATACCAAGAGTTTTTAAATGCTGATTGGTTTGACGGCAACTTTGCTCAATGGCTTGGGGTGGATAAAGAGTCAAGAGATCGCCGCGAATTTGCAAAAAGATATGGTTACTAGGAGCTTGATATGAATCTTAAATTTACCGCAATGACTGCCCAAGTCACTATCGAAACTCTGCTTGGTTTGTTGAAAGATACTGAAATTGATCTCAGTTCCGTAAAGGTAATTGTAGGAAGCAAGCGAGAGGATTTTCAAAGCCCGCCTATATCGCTTGAAATGCTAGTTAATGTTGCTCTTGGTGAAGCGAACGAAATCATTAGTAAAGATTTAAAAGCTGACGCTATGAACCTAAAAAATGGTGAGCAGAAATTTAACTACGGTTGCAGGGATCTCTTATTGAGATCTCTACATAGCTCAAAAATTCTCAGAACCTCACAAAATTGGGTTCATGTGAAAAATATGCTTGGTGTTGGTCGGACAGTATCAATTCTAATTTGTGAAGAGCTTGGTGTAGATCCTGACGGAACAAAGTTTGTTAAAGCAAATGTAGGGGCTAATGGATGACTTATCAAATACAGCCAATTGATGTACCAGATGATCTTTCGGGGTGTTGGTTTCATCCTGATATAGAACAACATGACACTATTGGAGACCACGCCGAGTTCTATACAAAAGAACAATGGGCACAACTGCAAAAGAATCTTGGTGTTTCAATACTAATTGAACGTTTTGATTATATGGAAATCGAGGAAATCCCCGATGAAGATTCCAGTGATTGGTCCAAATGGAAACCAAAAGCGCCAAAACAAAACTTGTTTTTAATAGCAGCTTTTGATTCTGAGGACGGCCCCATTCTTTGGTGGGCAAATCCGAATCAAGTTAATTAATCGATAGATCTGGAGGGGAAGATGCCAAACGAAATTTTAGAAGCTTTACTTGAACTTGGCTTGACCCCGATAGATTGGGTTGATGCAAGTCAATTTTCAAAGCTGACAGGTATTGGAGAACAGAAACTAGATCATCGGCGCAAGAAATGGCCCGAGGATCTAGTCTGGTCCAAACAAGACGGCAATATTTATTATTCGATCAGAGGCTATAACGAATGGCTGACGGAGCAAGCGAAAAATCGCTTCCAAAAGGCGTGCGGATTAGATCAGGTGCAATCCAAATCTATTTTGAGCGAAACAAGCAAGCCTACAACATCACGTTACCACACCCCCCGACTGCGGAAGGTATTAGCGCAGCCGCTAAAATTAGAAGCCAATTAATTACAAAGGCTGAGTGGGGAATTTTAACTGATAAAGATATTGCTGAGGCTAAAGGAGAAACGATTGATAAAAAGCACCTCATCCTCAATAGCAATGAGGTGCTTTTTCAAGAGGTAGCACAAAAGTATTTGCGCCAGTGCGAGGCAAATTTAGACTCAAGAAAGGGTTATGTAAGAATTCTAAATTGTCACTGGATGCCACACTTTGCACTAAGACCAATAAATCAAATCACTAATGATGAAATAAGAGATTTGATTATCGATAAAAACTTCAAGACAGCAAAAACCCTTAATAACAGCTTAATACCATTGCGTGGTGTATTTGAGACGGCAATGAATAGTAAGTTGATTTTGGATAATCCAATGCATGGCATTGAGAATAAGAGGATCCAGCAAGCTATACCCGACCCTTTTAGTAGAGCGGAAATGAATGCTTTGCTGAAATGGCTTGATGTAAATCTTGAGGGTACAAACCGTCTTTACTATTGGTATTACGAGCTTGCTTTTTGGTCCGGTTGTCGCCCTTCTGAACTTTTTGCTTTGCGTTGGAATGATATTGACTGGTTCAATGGAACAATGCGAATCAGTAAGAGCCGGGTACGGGGTTATGAGAAATCGGTAACGAAAACTCATACAGTACGGGATGTATATTTGAATGACAGATCTACACGCGCCCTAACTGAAATACAAAAGCTTGGGCTAAGTAGAGACTATGTGATGATTTGCCCTGAAACTGGCCTACCTTTCTATGATGAAAGACCGCCAAGATTCAGGCTAAATGAGGCAATGAAGGCTTGTAGGATTCGTCACAGACCTGCTTATAACGCTCGGCATACCTATGCAACAATGATGCTTATGGATGGTGTGAACCCTGTGTTTGTAGCTGATCAAATGGGTCATAGTTTGCAAATGCTAATGAAGCGCTATGCGAAATGGATGCACGGAGACAAGAATAAAATTGAGATGGCTAAACTCAACACATCTTGACAGGTTTTATGACAGGCTGAGGTGAGAAACAATCATATTCTATTAGATTGAAAATTGTTAAGTTATTGATTTTTAACAATGGCAACTATATAGAGTATGATTGTATCTTATCTGAGTGGGTTCGAGTCCCGCAGGGCGCACACTTTTAGTGAATTAATCCTTCACTTCAGCCAGCAATGTTTCAGCTGCAAGTTTGCCTAAATTATTAGAAGCAAGTGGACTATCGCCTGTTAACAATTTACGGTCTCGATGACATTGACCAGTAATGCCAGTGTTCAAAATCTTCACACCGAGTTTTTCAAGGTTTTCACCGACTAACCACGGTAAAGCTCCAGGCATGTAACCAATATCAATATTCGCTCCCTTATCTAACGAATCAGGGAATACACAAATTTGATAATCTTTAAAAATATAATTCTCAGGCTGTTCATCTACTGCGGCAGCCAGTAACGAAGCTGGACCATGACATAACGTAATAATAAATTTGTCTTGTTCAACTGCCCATTTAAGAACTTTCTTCACTTCAAGGCTATGCGGAATCTTCGCTAATACCCCATGCCCACCCGGAATAAATACAGCCGCATATGGAGAGTTTTCACCGACTACATTTTCTAAAATATCGGCAAGTTTTAACGGATTTTTTAATTTATCTGCATATTTCTGGAAAGTATCTAATACTACTTGTTCTTGCTTTGGCATTGCCCACATTTCAAGTTTGGCTGGATTACCTGAAAGTGTCGCAACGTCAATTTCAAATCCGGCATTATCTAAATGGAACATTGGCAAAAGCATTTCTACTGGATGGTTTCCGGTAGAAAAGAACTTACCGTTTTGCATCTGGATATAGCGTTCATCAGTTGCAATCATTAAGACCTTTTTATTGCCTGCATACGGCGTTGGATAGGTTGTACCATCGTAATCTGTTTTAGGAGAAGTATATTGACTCAGTGAATAAGGTGATGGGAAAAAGGCATTATCTTCAGCCAAATCTGGAGTTGGATTTTTATCATTTGATGCTGGGGTATTCAT